ATCCATTGGTACAATACCGTCACCGTACCGTGTCTCGCCTGCGCCAGGACATGCTCCCATATCCTGCGCTAGTCTATTTGACGCTTTAATTAAGAAGTAACTCCATGCTTCTGCCCATTCATCAACTAAGTCTAAGTTTGGATTTGAATAATTAGTATCATTCTTCGCTAACCAATAGGCAAAATTAATAATGCCGACACCAAGAGGTCTCCGCTTGTTAGTTGATAGTTCTGCTGCAATAATTGGATACTTCTGATAATCTAGTAATGCATCTAATCCGCGTACAGCCAATTCACACGGCTTTTCAAAATCTGCTGGCGTCTTGATATTACCCCAATTGATAGCACTTAGTGTGCATAGTGAAATCTCACCTTCTTCGTCAAACACATGTTTCAATGGTTTAGTAGGTAGATTAATTTCACAACATAGATTGGACTGCTTGATAGGAGCAAGATCAGGTTTGAATGACCCATGGTCGTTAGCATGGTCTACATTCATCAAGTAGATACGACCTGTGTTCTTACGCTCATTCATAAATGCTGAAAATAATTCAATAGCTGGAATAGTCTTTTTACGTAATCGTGTATTGCGTTCTGCCGTTTCATATAGTTCACGGAACTTGTCTTGGTCTGCAAAAAATGCTTCGTAAAGTCCCGGTACATCATTAGGAGAAAATAATGTAATATCTCCACCTTGTAGTAGGCGTTCATACATTACCTTATTAAACTGTACTCCATAGTCTAGATGGCGCACACGATTGTCCTCTGTACCTTTGTTATTCTTTAATACTAATAAGTCTTCAACTTCATAATGCCAGATAGGATAATAAAGTGTTGCAGCGCCTCCGCGAACCCCGCCTTGCGAACAAGATTTTACGGAAGCCTGAAACATCTTATAGAATGGAATAACACCTGTATGTGACGCATCACCATTTCTGATAGGAGAGTTAATAGCACGAATACTACCCGCTCCGACACCAATACCAGCTTTTTGTGAGACATATTTTACGATTGATGAAGATGTCGCATTGATTGAATCAAGTGAGTCATCTGTCTCAATTAGGACACAGGATGAAAACTGTCTCTGTGGTGTACGCACCCCTGCCATAACTGGCGTTGGTAGTGAAATATCAAAGTTGCTAACTGCATCATAATAATCTTTCACCCAACGCATTCTCTCTTCACGAGGATACTGACTGAAAAGTGTCGCCGCAATAAGAATGTATGTCATTTGTGGTGTTTCGAAAAGTTGTTTCGTTACTCGGTTTTGTACTAGGTACTTTCCACGAAACTGTTCCATTCCAACGTATGAGATATTGAAGTCACGTTCATGTTTAATGAAACCGTTAATTCTATCCCATTCTTCTTCTGAATAGTCTTCTAGTAATGCTGGATCATAGAAACCTCGTTCAACGTTTTGTTGTACAAGTTTGTGTACATGGATTGGTTCAAAATCACCATATACCATTTTACGAATATGATAGTTAATCAAATTACCTGCAACCCACTGATAGTTTGGAGTTTCTTCTGAGATTAAATCAGCGGCAGCTTTAATAAGGGTTTCTTGAATTTCAGTACTAGTAATACCATTATAGAATTGAATACGTGATTTTAATTCTAATTCACTTGCACTTACACCATTGATATCGTTACAAGCAAAGAAAACCACTTTGTGCATTTTTTCTAAGTCTAGTTCTTCTTTCTTACCATCCCGTTTGGTAACTTGTATATTACTCATATTCATTTTCTCCAAAATAGCAATGTATTTACACACATTGCAGCCATCTTAATATCTAGTGTTTATATCTGCGTCTTCCATGCCGGCTACTCTTAGCTTAATAATATTACTCAATTGAAAGTGTTTTATTTCAAACCCTTTTGTAATACCTTGAAACTTATTCCGCATAAACGCTACTTGGTTAATTAATTCTGAGATTGCTACAACCTCTTGCTCTCCATCAGCATACTTTTCTGCATCCCGACTAGACAACGCCTTGTTGTAGTTCTCAAGGTATTTTCTCAGATATTCGCTACGTTTTATTCGCAAACTTATATTTAGATGTTCTAAGATTGCTTCTAATTCTTGCAATTGAGAAAAGCGTAATTCAACGAATGACGGAAGTTCTGTAGAGTTACGTTCTACATTTCCCTTAATCTTAACCTCTGTACGTGCTTCAGCAAGTTCAGTTTCAAAATGGTCAAGACATGCAGGTATATGTTTCCAATCCTGTACTACTTTGCGATACCAACTCATTCCTCGTAAGCATCCCACGAATCATCGTCTTCATCTTCAAAATCGTCTACAAAATATCTATCAAACGCAGTTTCAAGAATCTTATCATTTTCTGACATTTCTGAGATATCTGTTTTCTGAAAACCAATATCATCACATAGTTTAATCAAGCGTTCTGCCGCCGCCATTCGTTCTTTCGCTGGGACGAGAGGCTTGAATGCTTCCCAAATATCAAAAATTACATCTGCGTCTACTGCTGCCATTCTATGCCTCAAAAATTGCGGAGTTACTTCCGTGTTCAGCGCACTCTGCACTTACACAGTAACATCGGTTATCTGTCATTTCACGAACTAGTTGGTCTGCAAATTTATGTGCATGTTCTGCGAACTTCTCAACACCTACACCATCAAATAATGTAAGTTCTGCAAGTCCACATGATTCTAGTTCACTTAATTTATACAACAAAGGATCTTCTCTGTCAACCACTACTTTATGATCAAAACTATCTTCTAGCCATTTCTTTAGCGGTTTTAGACCACCGAAGTCTACTACCCAGTTGCGTTCATCTAGTTCTTCACAACCGAAAATAAACTTGAATTGTAGGCTATACCCATGCAAGAATTTACAATGGGAGTGGGCTAACGGCTGTCTGAAAACAGCCGATAGTCCGATATTATGACCATAAGTCTTTGTCGAATAGTACTTAGTCATTTTTATACCTCATTAAGTTCAGAGTTTTCGTCAACAATTTCTCCGTTTGCATCAACTTCAAGTGATTCTAAACCATGAACTTCTGCATCCAAATCTTCGTTATTCCAATCTGCAATAACTAGGTCTAGTTTATCATCAGTCCACTTCTTACGAAACTCTAAGATTTCATCACCAGACTTAGTAATATACTTTAGACGATTACCTTGTTTGGTTAGTAGTCCTTTTGCTTCAAAGAATTCAAGTAATCCTGAATACGGAGACATACCTGTTTCATACGGAATCTCTACTTGTACACTTTCAAATGGTTTTGAGTAACGTGTCTTAACAACCTTACATGCTGCACGAATACCATGCACTTGTGATGTTTTGTTGCCGTCTGCATCTACTTTTAGTTTTAGTTTACGCATAGCGATAACAATAGATGATGCGTAGATAAAGCCTTGTCCACCTGAAATCTTATCATCTGGATCAAACATATCTTGTGATGCATATGTGTGATTTGTTGCAATCATACCTACATTGAAATCGCCAAACATGTTTACACAGTTACGAACAAGTGCTGATAGTGCTTTAGGTTTACGACCCATATCACCTTTCATTTCACCTTTTTCGAACTGATTAACATCTGTCGGTGTTAACATCATACCCAAACTATCAAGTACGAACAGAACCTTAGGACGTTCTTCGTCAGGTGTATCTATGTACTCTTTGCGGTAGTCAGTCATAAAGTCTGAAATGATTTTAGCAACATCATCAATCATAGCTACATTCAATTTCAGTAGCTTATCATCCTCTGTACTTACGTTTAGTGCATGTAACCAACTTTCATCTAGGGCGTTCTCACTATCAATTAGAACTACAAAGATACCTTGATCTTGTGCGTTCTTAATAATGTTACCAGATGCAATATATGATTTACCTGCACCAGACTCGCCTGCAAGTACTGTTACCTTACCAAGTGGAATACCTTTATAAAAGTCGTTTGAGATTAACTTGTTTAGACAGTAGTTACCTGTTGAGATCCATGTATCTGGATCACGAAAGCCCACAGACATTCCTGGGACTGCTTTTGTAATACTTTTACGAAACTTTGACGCATCAAATGCTCTTGCCATAGTCTAACTCCATTAAATTTTGTTAAAAAAGGGGAGGACGGTAACGCCCTCCCAATTGACTATTAGTTAGTCTGATTTACGAGAACGGATCATTGCGAGAATGTCTGATGCATCTTTTCCTGCACCAGTATCTGCTGATGCAGTTGCTGCTACAGGAGCTGCCTCCGCCGCTACTTCTTCATCTGACTTGAACGGAATATCATCTACTGCTTTAGGAGCAGGCGTAGCTGCTACTGGTTTCACAGGTGCTGCTGGTGCAGACTGTGTTGCTGTTCGAGTAGGTGAAGAGTTATTTTTTTCAGCGCCTTCTGGAACATCTAATCCATATGGCTTATAAAAATTACCCCAACGCATTGGATCGTATAGTTCACCGTCAACTGATGCTTCAAACATTTCCATGATAACGTTAATTTCGTCTTGTGAAGGACGTTTTGGCATGAACTCATTCAAGTCAAATAGACCATTTGTTTCGATTGCCTGACGTTCTGCTTCATTCAGGGAGCGTTCTTTACGAGCCCAATTTGATGTAGAATAATCTGCATACTGACCTTTTTGTGTCTTAGTCAAACGGAAGTCAGTACCCGCATCATAATCAGTTGGTAGATTTTCCATATCGGGATCCATCAACGCTGCTTTCAACAGCTTGAAGATTTGTGGACCAATTACGAAACGACGGATAGGATTCTCCGGAGATTCTTCGTTCAGTGGATTAGTAACTACAAACCCTTGAAAAATATATGAACGTTTCTTCCAGTACTTACGACCCAAATCTTCCATCGCAGGATCTTTGAACCAAGGACGGATTTCTGCATGTACGGGACATGTGTCACCCCACATTTCAATGCATGGAACTTGTACGATAATTGGCTTTTGTTCGCCACCAACAACACCTGCGAAAGGCATTTTGATTACTTGTCGTTCACGCCAGAAAAATGTGTTACCATTATCTTCGTCTGGAAGGAATCGAATAACCGCAGTGCTATCATTTTCCATATTCCAGAACGGATAGATTGCATCTGTACCACGATTTTGATTAGATTTATTTTCTGCTTTGTTTTCTTGTGCCAGCAGTTTTGCACGGATTTCTGCTAAGGTTGCCATTTTGTTTTCTCCTATATTAGCCTATATTAGCCTGTGTTAGTTTTTGTATTAGCCTAGATTTACTACCTCTCTAAGTTAATAGATTGATAATAACAGTTTTATTTATCAAAGTCAAGCATAAAAGTAAGATAATACATAAAAAAATGGAGACTAATGCCTCCATATTTCTTTATAGTCTACGCTCAATTTCTTCCAATTGTCGCAAATGTTTCTCATGTTTATCACGAATAAAAACATATCGTTCCCATGGTGCTGATTCATAAGTATCCGGACCATTTTTGGCACAACGACTTTCAGCTTCGCCCTGTGCAAGTTTTTCACCAAAAGGATACCAAGCTACAATTTCTTTACTATCCGCTTTGTATGTTACGAAAACGGGATAGCCCTTATCAAGTGCCCCGTCAATAGTATTGATGCTAGATAATTTCATACTGCAACTCCCTCAAAATAACAATTAGCTACAAGAGGAATTGCGTCCTCTCCAAATTCTTCTCGTATGACTTCATAAACCTCTTCAACTTCAAAACGCTGTTCAATGAGATTATGGACCCGTTTCTTAACACGGGCAGAAAATGTTTTATTCATGTTTTCACCTTTTCTACTTCAACGTTACATTTCGTCAATTAAAAATTCATCATCGATGTTCATTAGGTTTGACAAAACCTGAACACCCATACTACCGTATACTTCACGGACCTTATCTTCTACATCACTATAAGGGATTTCAAACTCGCCATATGCATCCATGAAGTCTAAAGCAAATTCTTCAACTTCTACAACATAATTTCCCATTGCACTCATGATTTAACCTCTTCAATTATATAGATTGTTTTGTCAAGTTTTTGACCTGATAGATACGCCATAGCATCTTCTTTTCGGGTAGATATAGCAACAGTTTCGTCCGTTGCTTTATTTTTTACAATATACATTATGCCGCTTCCTTCATTTCACCATAACAAACATAGTCACGATCCCAACGACCAACATTGATATCGATATAGAAGTCATGATCAAAATAATCAGTCATTGCATCACTATTGTTGTAGTAGCCAGTTGACTTGATAGCAGCAAGTAGGTCACCAAAGAAACGTTTGATAACAGGATCAACAGCATGTTCCTCACACCAGTAAGGATTAACTTGATAATTACCAGTAGTAGAACGAACCTGCTCACCACGCTGTTGTGCAACGTTATGATTGTGAGCATTAATATCACCGATGAAGTCCAATGGACCTTTAA